ACAACAACACCCCCCCAGCCCCCAAAAATGCACGTGAAATTTTTCTTTTTTCATTTTAGTCTATGTCCGATAATGTATCTTATGTATCATTAGACACAGAACAAGCCCACAAGTCCCCTGTTTACAAGGCTTACAGCCAATCAATATAACCCACGTTCCAACATCAATAACATTGCTTAATATACTAGAATGTGCTATAATTGTAGTGTCTGGCACCATACAGATAACAAAGAAAATAACAAACAGAAATATAAAACAACTGAATGAATAACAGCAAGAAATCGCTACAAGCCGCATAAATAGGGGCTTCCAGCCCCTGCCTATAACACCCGAGGGGTAAAAAAATTTTCAAATTTGTATATACAAATGAAGTACCCTCGCCATAGCGCTGACCTGCTGAGTAGAGACCATAAAAAAGAAATAGAAAGATTAAAATAACATTAACAAAAGGAGATAAAATATGACTTGGAATACAAATGAAAACGAACACATTGCAGAATATGAGGAAAATGACTCTACCTCGTTCCGACATACCTACAGCTCAAATAGCAACAACATTGACAACACCAATTCGGAACAAGGATTACAAGGATATGATTATTATGACAGAGAGCCTGATAGTTGGGAGACTACTGAGAATGACAATCAAGACTATCTTGACATTGACTCTGATACCGCTAATAGCGAATATATACCTATTGAAAGTACCATTAACGGGGCAAAGCCCAACTCTAAACAGTTGCAAAATCTTAGGCTTGTTTATGACAATGTTATATATCCTAGGTTACAAGACATAGCTGATTGGAGGGGGGATGGGTACAGTTTGGAAATGATTGCTAGAAAACTGGGGCTTAGTGTTTATCAGTTTACGTTAGCGAGAAATACATTTTATGAATTGTATGCCGTTCTTATGGAAAGTACGAATTTAGTAGTTGCTAAGATTGAGAAAGCAGCTATGGATAGAGCGATTGGGTACTACAAACCAGAAGTTACCCGAAAGTTCGCCATATCGGGGGGTAGAAAAATACCAGTTGAGGAGACTCATAAATATTCTTGGGTACAGGATGGGAATTCGCAGAAATTCTTATTGCAAAACCTGAAACCTGAGAAGTACGGAAACAAGCAGGTAAACAATACAACTAATAATACACTAGTTGTAAATGCTGATACAATTACTAATAAAGAGATATTGAATAGAGTGAATAAAATTGTTGGAAGAAATAATTTCCAAGCAGATATTATAGATACGGGAGAGTGATTTTATGTATTGGGGAATTTTTGATTTAGGTTGGTATGCAAACTTAGATTTTGAAGCTGAAAGAGAAATGAAAATGGCTGAATTAGTTGAGGACAATTTTCTCTTGACAGATAAAAGTAAATATGATAATATATGTGTATAGGTGGACTTCATTGCCTTCTTATAAATATTTTTGATATTGTTTCGGTACTACCCAAGTGTCTTGGTAGGACACTTGGCAGATTTATCAGCAAAAGAAGCTCTTAGGACAGCAGAAACTTTTAGTCGGGAGGGCAAGTCCGACAAATAGTCTAATTTTCTTTATTTAACTTTCACTCCTTTCTTTTTAAAGTTTTTTTAGGCTATTTGTCGGGTTAGTCACCCCAAATTCATACTCCTTGATTTACCCCCTAACGGGGGTTTTTTAGTGTTTTAGTTGCTTTTTTTCAATAAAAATGGTATAATTTAAAGAAAAAGAGCAGTTTTTACGTAAAAAAGGAGAAAAAACAATGTTAAAAAGGGAATATTCGCAGAATTTTCATGCAAATAGAGCTATTGGAGCTGTTTTAAAGTTCTGTGAAATGAATGACATAGCTGTAAATATAGCAAATTTCCAGTGGAAAGAATTTTTTGCTATTAAAGAGGCTGAGCACCAGTTAGAGGAGATTGATATAAGGACTTTGGGGGTTTCAGACCAGATAGAAATACTCAACTTGCATAATGAGTTGATATTACAGAGTTATTATAGTTATTTTAAAGATACGTTCTCTTCAACGAACCCACTTATAAAAGGTAGACATATAGAGTTACTTTGCGACTTATTAACACTCGCAGTTATGGGGATAATAAAGACTGGTGGGCACGGAACTAATATAGTAATAAATATGCCACCTAGACACCTTAAGTCTACTACTATTACAAATGCTTTTCCTAGCTGGTTTATGTTGAAGACACAAAAGTCGGTAATTGTAACGACTTACGGAGACTCACTAGCTGAAAAGTCTGGAGCACTCAATAGAGACTTGTATGACAGATATCACACTCTTTTTGGAGTGAACCCCATAAACCCAAGTCAAAAAAGTAAGGCGGTTTGGAGTATTTTAGGTGGGGGTAGGTTTATAGGCTCTCCGATTGATGGGAAAGTTACGGGAGAGGGGGCTGACCTATTAATTATTGATGACCCTGTTAAGAATAGGAAAGATGCTAACTCTCTTATACGGAGAGAGAGGATTAAAGAGGCTTGGGAAGATGACCTACGTACCAGAAGACACCCAGGTAACCCAATTACATTGATTGTAATGACTCGTTGGCACGAAGCTGACCTTGCAGGTATCGTTCTTGCAGACACTAGTGAGAAGTTTGCAAGTTTAGTACTGAAAGCTGAGCACGATAGCGAGGAAGTTGATGTTTTGGATAGAAAAAAAGGAGAGTTGCTATGGAACGAGGGAGGGTTTAATACAGATTATTTTAAACCTTTCAAAATGAACAAAAGGACTTGGGCTAGTTTGTATCAACAGAGCCCTACTGTTGAAGAGGGAGACCATTTTAAACAGCAATACTTTAAATACTTTGAAGTTAACCAAAGTAATGGAGTTATTTCGCTTTTTGAGGAAGATGGTTCTATTACTGAGAGAAACTTGAGAAGTTGCCATAAATTTATTACGGTTGACTCGGCTATGAAAGAGGGTAATCAGAATGATGAGACTGTTATTTCGGTTTGGTTAGAGACAGAGCAGTTAGAATTGTTATTGCTTGACTCAATGCACCAAAGGTTAAGTATTCCAAAACAAGTGGCTTTATTACGTTCTATTATAATACGTGAAAAACCTTATGCTACTTATATTGAAGATAAGCAGGGGGGTACATTTCTTGTTCAGAAATTGAGAGAAGAGGGTTTTGCTATTGAGGAACTTGCAGGCGATACAGATAAAATTCTAAGGGCAGAAGCTTCTGTCAATCTTTATGAAAATGGAAAAATTTACCATAATATGAATTTATTTGATTTACAATATTTAGAGAAACAATTACTTGTATTCCCTAACGGTTCACACGATGATTTTGTTGATACAGTTAGTTATGCAGGTAAATTATATATGAATAAAAATTACAGCGATATTCACCATTTTATTTATGGTAATTCGCGAACATAGGGGGGTAGAAAATTGGCAGAGAATGTGGAAATAAAAGAGGAAGAGACTACTGGAGAGTTAAAGCAGAATTTCTTTGAAAGTAGGGGAACTAACTCTACTAAAGGTAAGTTTGGGGAAGATGTGCTTGCTAATCAGAGTATAAAAAATAAACAAAAGTTATCAGATACAGAAATCAATGACTTATTAGCCTCAAATGAATTGGCTAGAATAGTACTTGAAGCTCCTGTGCTAGACACGTTTAAAAATGGACTGACAGTTAAAGTTACTGATAGTAAAGGAATGGTAATAGAAAAACAAACGAATAAACTTAATAAGAGACTTGAAGAGTTGGAGTTTTTGAGAAAATTACAAGAGCTTTTAATTTCAAGTAGAAGATATGGGTTCGCTACAATGTTTATGGCGGTTAAAGAGAAAGTAGGGAAAACTACTTCAAGTCCTTTGTCAGATAATTATACAATTCTAGGTTTCAATATTATAACTAAAGATAATATTAGAAGTATTAGCAAAAACACTGATGTCCTTGACCCTAAGTTTAATGAAGTTACAGAGTTAAGAATAACTCCTAAGAGAAGAGCACAAGCTGAGCATAGAGTATTTGAGACAGCAGTATTCTCTACAGCTAAGGTGGATTTTGTGAGAGACCAAGAGGCTATAATACACCCTAGTAGAATGATTTTCTCTGAGGAGTTTGCTAAACCAGGTGAATTAGGAATGTCTATATTTCAGCAACTTTATGATAGGTTTGTTATATTTGATACAGTTGAATGGTCAATAGGGCAACTTATTTATAGAATAAATTTCTTAGTTTATTCGACTTCTAAGCAAAATGCTGAGGGGCTCTCTAAACGTGGAATATCTCATATGGAACAAGAGATTAATTCCTCGACTCTTGCTGTTATCGGTAAGGATGATGAGTTGAAATCAGTGGACACTTCTAGGGGTGTTGACCCTGAGCAGTACATAAATGGGGCAGGTACAATTTTATCTATTCACACTAACATTCCTAAGCAAAGACTTATAGGAAACAGTTCAGGGGCTATAGCGGGAGCTAAGGAAGATGCTAAGAAATATTCTGAGTACCTAAAAAGATTATTTACGGCTAAAATCTCAAGGATTGCTACTGATATGGTGAATAAAGTTGCTAAAGAGCAAGGAATAAAAGGAAATGTAGTAGTTGAATTACCAGAACTTACAGAAATGGACTCGAAAGAAAATGCTGAATTACAATTACTTAATGGGCAAATAGTTGAGCAAAATTTAAAGTTATTAAGAGACACAGTTACTTTCCTAAAAGTCAATTGGTATATGCCAACTAAAGAGAGTTTAGTAAATGCCCTAGAAATGGCTACTAGTTATACTTTACTTGATAGTACTCAGTTAGTACCACTACTTAAAGATAGTGCTGAACAATTACAAGATGTTGATTATATGTTGAAACAAATAAATATAATTCAAAATATTAGAAACCTTGGTTTTGGTAATAAGGTTGATGTTAGAAAACTTATTAAATCTCTTGAGGATGATGTTACTCCACTTGACTTTGAAGAGTTACTAAAAATACTTGGAGATAGTGAGTTTGCTATGCCTGGAAGTATAGACACAGCAGGCACTCAAGATAAAGGAATTACGAATAACAACGATAATGCTTACAACAGGGTTGATTCGTTGGCACAGGCAATCAATGGTACTAATAGTAATAATTCTGTACAAGTAAACAAAAAGCTAGATTCTAGTAAGAAGCAGAGTATTACTAGTTCGGAGGTAGACAATGACCCTGGAAATCTCGGTTCAGCTAGATGATAAGATAAAAAGTTTACTTAAAGGCGAAAACGATAAGTTTATCGCCTTTATAGAGAAACTAGGTATTACATTAGAGGAACTTGAAGCTGATACTCAATACTACATTGACTTGTATGAAGAGGACAGCAAGGAAAAGAAAAGACTAATTGCAATCTTGTTTCTATTTGCTGTAAGTGACCTATTAGCAAATATAGAAAAAGAGTTGAGAAGACTGGGGTTATATTCAGAGACACTTATAAATCAAATTTCAGCAGATATCACAGCTAATACTAGCGAGATATTAAAACAATTTGAAAGCGAAATAAGTGATAAAATAAAAGATACTTATGATAGAGTTCTTAAAGCTGTCTTGGCTAATCTCAAAGAGATTAAAGACATTGAAGAGTTCTTGAAGAAATACAAAGAAATAGTAGATAACTTCTCAGATTTTCATAGCATACAGTTAAACAATATAGTTTTTTCAGCATTAGAAAACAAGTTCTTTGATATGCTAGGTTTAACAGTATTTATATGGGGAACTCAAATGGATAACAGGGTTAGAGATACTCATAGTGAAAGGGAGGGCAACTATTTCTATACGGATGGTAAGCCTGCGGATGGGAATAGTTATTCTGATGGAAAAGAGATAGTACCTAAGCAGGAATACAATTGTAGATGTTACAAAATGATTGCAGATGTTGAATTTGTATCAGCAATCATAAAAAGATACTTAGGAGGTATGACCGCATGAAATTAAATGTTTTAAAAGAGAACATTGCAAGTTTAGAATTTACAGATGAGAAGTTTCTTATTGTAAAAGCACAAATTTTAAAAGCTAATCACGGAATGATTTATTTTGATGAAAATGGAAATAAACCTATTGTTGAAAGTATATTAAGCGAGGATTTATTTACAGAAAAATCTATGAAATCTTTTATCGGAAAAACAGTTACAATAGACCACCCAGTCGAGAGATTAAACACTAAAAACTTGACAAAATTCAAAAAAGGTACTATAATAGAGGTAGAGAAAAATAATGATTTTCTAACTGCAACCCTTCAGATAGAGGAAAAAGATACAATAGACTACTTGGTCGAAATGTATCATAATAAAACTCCTCTTGAGGTAAGTGCAGGATATTTTGCTACAACAGAAAAAATAGATAATGAGAATTTTATTCAAAAATCTATAAAAGGTAATCACTTAGCAATATTGCCAGTTGGCTTAAAAGGTCGTGCAGGTAGTGAAGTTAAGCTAATATACAATAAAAGTGGAGGTGTACGAATGTCAGAACAAAAATATGTTACAAATCAAGGCGAAATGACAGCAGAAGAACTTGTAACTAAAGTAAACGAGTTACAAACTGTTTCAGCGGAGATGGAGTTAAAAGTAAATGTATTGGAAACAGAAAAAGCGGTTTCTGAAACAGAGATAGCTTCGTTAACTACTAAACTTAATAGTATTACAGCTGAGAATACAGAGTTAGTAGAAAAAATTAACACTCTCGAAGTAGAAAACAATATGAAAGAACTAAAAGAAAAAGTAAATTCTTTTATAGAAGTTAAAGAGGAAATGACAGCAAGAGAAATCAAGGAAAATGTTATCTTAAAGGTAAACAAAAACTTTGACTCAACTGGTAAATCAGATGAAGCTATTAATGCGACTTTTGATTTCGCTGTAGAAACATTACAAGGAATGGCACAAACAGAAACAGCACTTGACTTAGTTGAAAACTCAGTAAAAGAAGCTGTGAAAGAGGAGTCTGTTATAGTGACAGATTTCACAAAATATAGAAATTATGGAGGTAAAAACTAATGGCTAGAATAGGAAAATCAGTAAGAACAGTTAATGGGGATAACCAAAGACAAATGTTGGTTAGAAAGGATATAACTAAATTGTTTATAGGTCAAGCAGTAGGATATGTAACAGGAGTTACACAACCCTCAGTAAAACCTTTTGCAAAGGGAGATAGATTCGCAGGTTTTATTGCCTATCAACATGACAATATAATGGCAGATGAAACAAAACCTTTAAAATTACAAGTACCTACACCGGGTTCAGTACATGTACAAAGAAACGGTAATATATATTTAATAGCGGAAGTAAATTTATTAGCAGGACAAAAACTTTCTATAGGAACTGATGGGCTTTCTGTAAATAAAAAAGGCGCAGGGTTAGAGGATATAGATGCAATTGCTGAAACAGATGCTACAGCAGGTACTTTAGTACCTGTAACTTTAGAGGTTATATAATAGGAGGTAAAAAATAATGAAAGAAAATGCTATAAAAACAATTAATGATATGAAGATAGAAAAAGCTCTGACAGTTCAGTTAAACAAAGAATTAGAAGCTAACTTGCCTGAATTAGTTGCAAGACAATTAATACCTATTACAATGGGTGGGTACGGAATACAAGTAGGAGATAAATATGTTGAGTGGAAAAAATACTCTTCAAAAGGTATCTCTGAAATAACGTTCGAAAGAAACGATGACCTACCTTTAGGTGGAGAAACAGGGGTATTAACAGGTACAGCAAAATTATTCTGGATAAGAAACGGTTTCCAATTAAGAATAGCTGATTACGATGCTTTATCTAGTGTTTCAGGAGAAGAAATAGCTAAAAACTTTAACAGAGAAGTTCAAGCAAATGCGAGAGCAATCGCAGAAGCGGAGAACAAAATGTTATTGCTAGGAGATGCTAGTTTAGGACTTCAAGGGTTATTAACTGTAAACGGAATAAGAACTGAAACATTTGGTACACCTTATGCAACTTCTACTGGAGCGGACATTGTGAATGAGTTCGTAAGAATAGCAGACCAATTCGAAAACGGAGCATTAGAAAATGAAGTATTCACTGCTAGAACTTTAGTTATGGACTCAACATTATATGCAACTCTAATGAACAACTATTCTACAACTACTGACACAGGTGAACCAATATTAAATAAATTACAAGCAAGAGGTTTATTCGGTAGAATACTTAAATTGAAAGATTTTAAAGACAGAGCTACTGGAAAACCTAAAATGATGATTTTAGATGATGTTTCTACTAACTTCGAAGCTATAATGGTACAAGAACCAGTTTATGACTCTTGGACAGAAGCAAGAACAACAAAGATTGCGATAGAAGAAAAAATATCAGAAGTAATTGCTTACTATCCACAAGCTATAATGGATATCATAGTATAATAGAGAGGGGAATTTATGTATATAGTAACTAATACAAGTAATAGTATTATCTCTTTTAGACTAAACCAAAAAGGGGAGACTATAAGTCTTCCTATTGGTGCAGTTGTGAAAGTAGAAAAAGATAAAATAGATAGTTTAGGGGAGTCTAACTTAGGTAAACTAAGAGACTACTTAAGAGTAGATAAAGGAGTTGGAGTTAAAACAACCGAGGACATTAAAACTCTTGATAATACTCAAAAAGAAGAATTTGATTTTTTAGAAAAACTTGAAAGCATAGATACTATTTCAGAACTTAAAAAAGAGTTTGGAGAATATATAACTAATAGCAATATCAAGAATATTCAGAAGCTTAAAAAGCACATTCAAGAGAATAAATTTTAACGGAGGTTTTCAATGGTTACTATACAAGCAGTACGTTTAAATTGCCCAGAACTATCAGAGACAGAAATAGATGATAGCTGGCAAATAGCAGATGAGCATATACAGGATGCTTTAGATGATGCTACTATTATAGTTTCTGGTATTGAAAATATTCCAACTAATGTATCAGATTTATTGATAAAATATATGGCAAGACATTTCGCAGTATTAAACTTGAAAGATGTTACTTCTATTAAACTTCCGAATTTATCAGCAAGTTATAGAGCCATTGAAGCTGGGCTAGGTTTAGACCAAACCCCTTATGGGCAACAATTCAAGAATTTAATATCTAAGTACACAGATGAATTTTCAAGTTCAACAGAGCTTGCAGATACTCCACAACACGTGCTAATGTTTTTTTCATAGGAGGGTTATATGGAATTAAGAGGATTGGAAAATAAGAAAGTTTTCTACAAATTTACAGGAAACTTTTTAGAAATAAAAAAAGGCAAAAAATATGCCACACCCGAGTATACACAGTTAGAGTTAGAAAGACTCTACAGAGTGTTCCCTACATTACTAGAAAAAGTTGATATGACAGTAGATATACCTACCACACCAGAAATAGTTGCTGAACCTACACCTAAGAAAGGTAAGTAATTGGCAGAGCCTCGAGTAAAGATAGGGGTAAAAATGGAAGTCGTAGACTTCTTTTTCCCTAAAGAGCCCTTGACCATTGAGTCAGGGGGGTTTGATGATGTTGATTACTATGGTAGGTTAGCTTCTGTCGCTGATGTTTACAGAATACAAATAAATGGTGCTAGGAACTCTAGGGGAGTTGTAATACCTGCTAGAAACCCTTTACCGCTATTAGAGGATTTCATTAAGTCAAATGCTGAAAAGTATGGTATCATATATGGTACTAAAGACCTTATGACAGCAGGGCTTATGATAGGTTCAGATATAAATGCAATGCACATGAAAATGATAGAGTCTTTTTCTAGTCCAAGCAATGCTCAAGCAACAATTGATTATAAAGGGTTTGATAACCCGCTTATTAATACAGGCTTTTTAGCAAGGTCAATGTTTTATTCTATAAATGGGAATGGGAGGTACTACTAATGGCACAGTTAAGCGAAATCGTAAAATTAGAAGAGCCCATTTCTTTTTTTAAGCGAACTGATATTACAAATTCTTATGGGAGACTCGTTGAGACTTTTGAAGAATATAAAATAAAGGGTTACCTAGAGAAAAAAATAGTAGGATATAATGCTACAACTGGTGAGCTAGTTAGACCAGGTAACCAGACAGCAACGGAGATAGAGTTCTTAGTTTTAAACTACAGAATACCCACTATTGCTAAAAAGGTTAGTGATGGCTCTGTGAATAAAAGTCTTGAGATTGAGTTAGGCGACCAAGTGGTTTACAAAGGTGAGAGATTTCAAATTTATAATATTATTGATGTTGATAACCATGCTTATAGGTCTTGCGAATTAGTTGTTTATAGTTACCCAGTTATTTTGGATGAGGTAGATGAGGAGATACAGAAATTTTGGTATTTATATTTAAAAGAAATTGGATTGGATAGCTTCAGAGATTTCCCACATTGGCAAGTATCACACTTTTATGAACTTATGGATAATGACTTTGCTACGTATGAGATAATCTATGTTAGCAATCGAGATGATAAATCAGTGTTGAGTTCTACTAATGAGGGTCTTGGTTCTAGGTTAGATTATAGGTTTAGATTTAGAAGATTTATTGATATCAATATAAAAATATATTCAAATACAAAAATAAATGAATTAGATTTCAAACTTAGAAACCAAAAAGTTATGTATATGATTTCTAAATATAAACCAACGGAATTTTATGATTGGGGAATTATAGAAGATAAAACACACAATATGGGTGCTAGGTATGTTATCGTAAATGGTCAAAACAAATTACAAACAAGTTACAAAGTTAGGTTTGGTTACACTTCTGATATTACCTTAAATGGTGATTATATAGATAACCTAAATCTAAATAGAATAAATAGGAGGTAACAAATGTCATACAACAGTTTAGTTAAAATAACTACAATTAACACGGCTCTTTCAATAGCCACAAGACCTTTTGATGTTTGCTTAATGATATCAAAAACAAAAGATATCGCTACAGCAGACAACTTACCAATCTTCATTACAAGTGCAAATGACTTATTGGCTTACAGTATTACTACTACTGATGAGGAATATGCTTATGCTAGAGACTTCTTTGGTGCAACACCTAAACCTGAGAAATTAATGGTATATGGAAAAGCAAGCGGAACTTATACAGAAATAATAGGTTACTTAGACCTTAAAGTCCCTAAAACTTGGTTTTATACTTTAATATTAGATGGAACTTCTACAGGGTTAGCTGATATAAAACAAGCTATAATGTCAGTAGAAAATTATTATGTATGGTTAGCACAATCTCCACAAGGAGCAAGTACAACTGACATAGTAGCTTCTATTGAAAATATCAAACATAAATACGGATATTTTATAGCCTCTAATGTTGCAGAGAAACAAATAGCTAACTTAATAGGTTCAAGAATTTCTTTCTTCCCTGGTTCAGTTCCTTTCTCAGACATACTTATGTCTGGTATGTTAGGTAGTACTTATGACACTACCGAAAAAATAGCATTAACTGGAGCAAGCAGATTGTCAGCAACAGGGATTAATATATGTACAATAGAAGACCAAATACCAGTTGTATACTACGGTAAAGCAACTGATGGAATTACTTGGTTTGACTACCCTTTAGCAGAAATAGCTATTGATGAGTATATGAGGGTTGGAATGACAACTTTCTTAATCAAAGAAAATACTAAAGGTAGAAAGTTCCCAGCGAACGATATCGGAGCAAGTAGATTAGTTGAAAAAGGTAAAACGATACTAAGAGAATTTGCAGATAGAAATATCATATATGCGGAAGACTCTAGGGATAATGATGGAAATAACTTATTTGATGTAAGATTAGTTTCTTTGAAAGATAGAACAATTGAAATTGAATACTCTGTATTCTTCCAAGGGGCTATCATTAAAGCAACTATTCAAGTAAGTATGGATAGTTTAGATGGGAATTAATATAAAATAGGAGGTATAACAAATGGCATACATTAAAAATGGTTACTTAATCGTATCATCAGATGCAGAGCAATTAGTTATTGATGATTTCGATGGGGGAATTGATGTAAAAGCAGAGGGCGATATGACCTCTACTAGACAAAGTACTAAAGGTAAGACAATAGCAAGTATACAATTAGAGAGTATGTATATATTAGAAGCTAATATACCACCTTTCTCTGACAATATGTCAAGAATAGATGATTTCTTTGAGCTTATGAAAAGTAAGTCTTTCCCTAACTTAACAATAACAGTTTATGAAAGAATTGATAGTAAATATAAAATTACCACTTATGTAGATGGTAACTTTAAAACTAACTTAGATTATGACTCAGCAGTTTCTGATGAAGCTCCTAAGGGTAAAATAGCATTCTTTGGAACAAGAAAAACACCTAAGTACCAAGCATCACTATAAAAAATAAAATACGAAAGTAGGTAGTATAATGGAAATTGGAGAATTTGTAGAATTGGTTGAGGGTGATACACCTACCCTTAACTCTTTCAAAGGAAGAACAAAATGGTTTGGGAAACCTGTTAAGAGTTATGTGGTATATTTTGAGGACTCTATGGCAGAGGATGATAATGACAACGATGATGTAGAGTTGTTTGGTATCAATGTAAGAACAAAGTCAACTGAGTGCATGTTAAACTTTGTAACTTATGCTAGTAACATACAAGATGGAAACTCTTTACTACTGGATAAAGGCTCAATACAAAAACTTAACTTAATTCTGAGTCAAGATTATAATGTATCGAAAACAGAGATTTCAAAATTATCTGTAAGAGATTACATGGCACTTATCATGTTTGTAGTGAAAATATCTACACCCTACTAGCCCTCTTGTCAGACAGACAGTAAACAGCAGTGGAGAGAAAGTTTCAGACTTAGACTACAAAAAATATGTAGATAATATGGTCGTTGAAGAATATTACTCATATATTATTGCAAGAGAGTTTAAACTTTCTCCAACCACGATATTTCAGACATGGGCTTATGAAGATATTTATAAGGCTGTGTCTTTTTTAAGATATGAGGCTGAACAAGAGGAAAGAAGAATGAAAGAACTTAAAAACAAAAGGAGGTAGATATGAGTGACAATAATGCAACAGTACGTGTGCATTTTCTACCCGATGACAACTCACTAGCGAAGCTCCAAAAAGCCTTGGCTAAGGCTATGGATGTTTCTAAGATTGGAAAAGGGCTACAATTAAAAGCAGACCCAGGCTCTTTAAAAAAGCTTGAAACAGATGTCAAGAAAGCTTTAACTAAAGCCGTTGGAAAACCCTTAACACCTATTATAAAACCTAAAATTGAGGCAAGTGCTACAAACTCATTACAGAATGCTATGGCAGGACTTTCAAGAGCAATGTCTGGAATGGGGGCTATTGCAATGGGTAAAAGTCTAGGTGGGGGAGTAGTAAACTTTATAAAAGACCTTGCTGAGGCGGGGTTTGAGATTGAAAAGACTCAATTAAGTTTAGAGAACCTATTCGGCAGTGCTGAAATGGGTAAAGGTGTTATGGCTGAATTAATGCAACTGGCGACTAAAATGCCAGGTTCTGTTTTGGATTTATTACCAGCTTATAGGCAACTAGTATTACTAGGGTTATCTCCAAGCAAGGATGAAATGTATGCTTTAGGGGAGATATCTACCCTTACAGGTAAGAAAATAACAGACACCGCTATGGCAATTCAAATGGCAGGTGGGGGTACATATAAAAGGCTACGTTCTATGGGAATTGAGGTTAAAAAGAACGGAGACCAACTTACAATGACATACCTTGGAGTTTCTAAAACAATAGGTACAAGTAAGAAAGCTATATATGACTACATGGTTGAGTTAGGGAAAATGCCAGGGGTACAAGGTGCTATGGCTAAGCAAATGGACACATTAGCAGGGCAAACACAGAATACCGCTGACCAATTTGCTATTTTAAAATACGAATTATATATACTATTGGAGAAAGCATTTTTACCTTTGGTAAAATGGATTTCAGCAGTTGTTCAAAAAATGGCTGAGTGGGTAGCTGAGCACCCTAAATTAGCACAAGCTTTATTAGTTATTACAATAGTTATAGCCCTACTAGTTGCAGGACTATTGTTAACATTAGGATTTATTATATTAGTATCTATGGCAATGTCAGCTTGGACAGTAGTTACAGAGGCTCTAACAGCCGCTACCGTTGCGCTAGATGCGGCTTTGCTACCACTTATATGGGAAATAGTTTTAATAGGTTTGGCAATTTTAGCTGTTATAGTTATACTTGTTCTTTTATATGTTTATTGGGATGAGATTTGTTTATGGATGCAATTAGCTTGGTATGGAGTAGTTGAGGCTTTTTGGAATGGTATTTATGGTATAGGTATAGCTTTTCTTGAATTTCTTAATTGGGCTTATGATAATTTTGGACCTTTTGCTGAGTTCTTTATGGGGGTAGCTTTATTTATTCTGTCAGCATTTACTATGAATATACCAGGTATTGCTGGTGCTTTTGCCCTAATGGCGGATGGCGCGGCAACTGCTATAATGGCACTTGAAAAATTCTGTTTACAGGTTGCTAGTAGTATAGCGGGAGCATTTGCAAAGGCTTTTAACTATGTGGCTAACGAGGGTAAAAAACTAAAAGCCTCGGCGGATAAAATGGGAATAGGTTGGGTAGTTGATGGTATTGCTTTATTATCAGGAGCAGGCTATTTTGTAGGTAATGACACAGGTAAGGTAGCTCAACAAGCAAGTACT